TGCCAGCGAGGGCTTGCTGAGTGTTGTATTGGGACTGAGCAGTACTAAGGCCTGTGTTGAACAGGTTGCTTCGGATACTCGAAGAAATGTCTGCAAGACGATCCGATGCACCACGTTCAGCGATACCTTGGGCCACTCCGGTACGCGTGGAGTTCGTGTTGCCACTACCAGCAGCCGCGAGGTTCAATGCGGGAAGCTGGTTTTCATTCAGGTTCCGCACAGTGTCCCGAGAGGCCGCGTCGATCATCGAGTCAGCATAGGGACTGTTGGCGTACTGATTAGCCGTATTCAGGAAATTCTGAGTCTGGTCCGTACCGGCCTGATTGATGATGTTCTGGGCGTTCTGGCCGAACTGCTGGCCGTAGCCAAGCATCGAGGTACCACTGTTGTACAGGCTATTCGCTATGTTCTGGCCTTGGTTGCCAGCGAACGCTGCGGTACTATCGGCACCCTGGGTGGTGTACGGGTTGAGACCAGCTACGCGAGGGCCTGTGTAGGCACCCGTAGTGGCATCATTGAGGAAGCCTTGGGCCTTATCGTACCCTTGGGTGATGTAAGGCTGCGCTTTGGACCACGGGGAATTGACGTCTGCTTGCGCCTGCTGTGCACTCTTGGCCGAACTATCGTCTCCGAAGATGCTCCCTACTGCGCCAATCGCTGCGGAGCCGAGGCTTGCCGTGATCGGATCAATGCCGTACTTACGGCCAATCCCCGGAGCAAGGGAAGGCACGAGCATCCTGAGGATTGCTTTGAACATTAGAGTAATACCTTGGTGTAGACAGCCCCACTCTTCCGATAGCGCAGGCGCTTGAAGACGGAACCTCGATCCATGTTGTCCTGCGTGCTGACGACAGCCTTCTTCACCCCTGCTTCCCTCATGCGATCTTCAGCATATCGGAACAGGTGAACCCCGATCCAACCTTGGCGGTACTCAGGGAGAATGAAGTAGGAGTCGTTGAAGCAGAACAGGGAGGACGCGTGGTGCGGGTGACGGCTGAGGAGATTCTTGCTATACCCTATGAGCTTCCCGTTATCCCGCACCGTGACAAACAGGAGGATTCCTGAGGTCTCAGCAGCAAGGTAAAAGGCCTCGTTGAGGAAAAAGGGGATTTCAGCTTGGTCGTAGGCTATCTCTGAGTAGTGTTGCTCCCACAGGGGGCGCATCTCTTCGACGGCTGAACTCCACTTCTCAACTTGGTAGCTAATCATAGGGGGTGTTACTCTCTGTTTTAAGGTACGTGTACGCCTATCTGCTCGAGGGCAGCTACGAGAGACTGAATGGTCCGCTCCAGTTTCTTCAGTTCCTCAGTGAGAAAGAGAACCTGCGACTGGGTATTAGTCGGAACACTCGCACGTACATATTTGGTGATGGGTGTGGTGTAGATCATCTGCGACTCAGGGCCTTGATGTCGAAGTCCATACCGGAGAACTGGAAGTTACTGATCGAAGCCGTGCTCACCTTGTAGGCGAGGTAACGACCTGCGACCATCATGTCCAGCTTGTACTCTTCGGCAGGGTTGTACGTCTGACTCGAGCGGTACACTGCAGCCTGCTTCGGAAGGTCAGCAGAACCCACTTCGAACGTGAAGGAACCCGTGGAATCCTCGAAGGAACACTGAGGAACGATGGACTGGACCAACTTGTACCCTCGGAGGGTCGTAGGCAGCCCTGCGTTATCCAGGTCGATCCCTGTACGCTCAACATAGGCAGGCTTCAGGACCTCTTGGTTAGCCGGGAGATTAACCAACCCTGCGGTCGGTAAATCCACAGCGAAGACTCGGGTATCGGTGACCCCTGCGTTCTGATCGGCAACCGAGAGCATGATGGGCATCTTCGGGGTGATCCCGAGGAAACTCGTGTAACTCGTGTTGTACAGTTCGTAGGTATCCGTTACATCCGGGAAGGAGTTCTTCACCAGTGAGGCGTTCGCTTCAGCACCTCCAATGACATTCGGGAGATCCATGAAGGACCACGTGTCATTCTTGTAGTTGTAGATCGCAGCCTGATTACAGAAGTCAGCATTAACGAATGCGGCCTCATCCTGCAGTGTTGGGTAGCAGAAGTGGATCAGGTTAGCGACCGAATCATGGACCACGAAGCATGAGGTCTGACGGGTGCGATCCAGGGTGTTGTAGATCGTGCGGCGAACCCGGCTGTCACTGATGGAACTCTTGGAGAGGCCATCGTGGACGTAGATGTCGTTCTCGCCGAAGACGAAGTGCTTGCCCTCAACCTCTACGACACAGTTCGTGTTGATGATGCCGCCCTCGAAGGGAGCCTTGCGGAACCCGAAGACTGCAGAGTCCCCACGGTATTCCACGTTCCACACTTGGGACTGGTTGTAGACCACGAAACCACTACCGAGGACCAGACCATCACGGATTGGGGATCGCATCTCAGAGATGACGTTCTCACCCGCTACATAGTTGGTGTTCGATGGGTCCCAAGTGATCGTGGAGATTGCAGCCCCGTACTGGATCGGGTTGCACCACTTGAACATCGTGGGGTACTTCACCCCGTTCTTGTCGATATTCATCATGATGGCGTAGTCCAGGAACGGACGGACCACCGCTGCGGTATCTGTGGCTACCCAGTCCCCTCCGATCAAGGAGTACTGTGGGTCACTGTTGGGGATGTTACGGACCAGAGGCCGCATACCCTTGCGGGCCAGGAAGGAAATCCCTGCGACCTGACAGTGAGACCAAGGGTTGTCGTTCGTTACTGACCCGGAAGTGGGCGTGAGGAACGTGAGGGCGTTGTTTGGGTACGCACGAACGGTGCCATCTCGGTCACAGACGAATACTGCCTCTCCGATCTGGGCGTCAGCATAAGAGCCAACGAAACGAGCAAGCGTAGAGCTACCACCTTCAGCAGAGTCATAGGGGTTCGTATTGGAATCGTAGTCCCCCGTGGACCCATCGTAAGTGAGGGCTGACCGGATGGGGTTGAACAGCTGCTTGAACACAGGTGCCCGGGTGATCCGGTCCTCGTCAAAGATGACGTTGTTCGCAGCAGAGAAAGCGTTAGGCGGGAGGTCGTAAGGATTCGCATCAGTGATGACCCCCACGCCCCCAAGCTTCCGAAGCGGGAGAGTCGGCATTGATTAAACCTTCATGATGTAGGCCAAGGCCATGTACGGAGGCAGCGAGGTGTGCTGGTGGTCACCCACGAGGTTCGCAGTGTGCGTGTGGGACTGAGGGGCCACCGAGGTAACCACGGTAGTTCCTGTGCCCGCCTGGACCGCTGCGGTTCCCACAGTGAGGCTCTCGGTGGCCCCATTGATCGTGTGGGTATGCGAGCCAGCCATGCCGGTACTTGCGGAACCCCCAATGGTCTTTTCGGTATAGGTAGCCCCTGCACCTACCACGAACCTATTACGGAGATCCGGGGTCCCATTGGTCCCATCGCACAACTGGTACCCGAGAGGGATCGCGGTGATAAGGCCCGACCACATCAGGATCACACCTACAGGAACTGGGTTGTTCAACTGAGTGGGCGTAGAGAGGACCGGGGCATCCAGGTTCGGGAAGGTGTTCTTCAGGGCTGCCTTGATTACCCGAAGGTGGTCATCCGACTGGGAGACACTATCGGTACTCAAGGGGTTCGCGGGGTTCAACTGGGAGATATAGGTAGCAGCTTCGAGTGGCATCTGTGTTTACACCTTCATGATGTAGTAGAGGGCGTAGTACGGATTACGGATGTCGATAGCGGCACCAGACCCTGTGTTCCCTACGGAGACGTTGTGGGAGTGAACCCCATTGGTTGACGTAGTGACGTTGAACGTGTGGCTATGGGCACCAGCACCGTTCGTGGGGGCCTGGAAGCGTCCCGAGGAGTACCCAGTACTTACGGCTACGTTTGCACCACCGTTATCTGAACCCGCCTGCACAGACCCGTTATTGGGAAGACCGTGCTGGTGATCACCAACACCATCTGTGCTGCCACTAGCTGTGTGGTTGTGGCCCCCTTGTCCATCTGTGGAGGCGGGGTGGTTATGCGCGGGAAGATGTGCGGTACTGAGGGTAATGAAGGCATTCCCACCAGCCGCATTCAGGCCATAGGAACCCCCGGCTGCGACCACAAACCTGTCAGTCAGATTAGGCGTGGTGATATTCCCTGCGCCATCTGAGCGAGCCACGGTTTGACCATTACACAATGCCCACCCTGAGGGGATAGTCCCCTGCGACCACATAATGACCCCGCCAATAGGCATGGCTTGGTTAATCTGGTCCTGCTTGAGTGTGACCGGTCCTGTGATATTAGGAAAGGTTGCCTTCAGGGTAGACTTAATGAGACGAATATGATCATCTGCAAATGCAATGGCATCAGAGCCTAATGGATTAGCAGGTACGAGACCATCAATATAAGTAGCTGTTTCAAGTGCCATGGGTATCTTGGAGTTACTGAGGGATACCCTGGGGGTACCTTGGGTTTCCTATTAGGAAAACCGTTATGAATAACCTATATAAACTCTATAGGGACTATAGAAACCTTTGGGAAAACCTTAGGAATCCCCCCCTCCCCTTATAGCCTCTTTATTGGTCTCAATAATGGTCGATTAATGGCGAAACCATAGAAACCATAGGGGGTACTTTAGGGGAAAACTTGCACAACTTGGCCGGAGCCTTAGGGGACTTGGAGATTCCTAAAGAAATAGGGACGGGTTACTTTGAGGGAAACTAGGGGGTGTCCTAGGGGGGTACCTTGGAAAACTGGGGAGCGTTGCTCTCCCGCAACAGGTCGAACAACAACAACAAGGCGAAACCTTTAGCGGCATTTGTGAAAGCGATCCAGGAACGCCCTAGGGGGTACATTCAGCCCCACGCAGCACGCGAGGCGAGCACGGACCTAGGCTTGAGCCTGAGCTAACTACTTGATTCCAAAGGGAATACACTAGATGAAGTATCTAATGTGGAATCGGGGACGCTCGAGCTAGGCATTGGCCTACCTATATAGGAGGCATTGGCACATCGTTAGCGTGCTAATGGTTGACATAGCAATCATTGCAATTAGTGAGGGAAGGGGTTGTCTTGTGTTCGACAGGCGAACGAACCAAGGGACCCCAAAGGAAACCCAAAGAATCCTCCTGTCCTGCACAACTTTGTGTTGACACACAGTCACCTGACCTGTACATTGGAGTCCATGCAGTAACGACTAACAAACGGAGGGGAAACCAAATGAAGACGCTAAAGAACCTTAAGAGCAACATCGAAGCCGGACAGGTCGCTATGTTCACCATGATGGTAATGCTTGGATGTGCCCTTAGTGCCTTTGGGGGCCTTGTGTATCCTGATACGTTCCTTGGTTCTGTCGCTAAGTTCGCATTCAACCTTCATTAAACCTTAGATACCTAGAGATACCATCATGACCCAATGGACCGATGCAATGTGGCAAGCTGAGTGTGGCTATATCTCGTTAATGGCTGATAAGAAAGGGAAAGCCCGAGAGTTCAACTTTGATACTGAGTGTTTCATTCGCTATTGTGAGATGCAGCGTAACGAAGCGGATAAGCAAGGTTTCTTTGATTCCGCTGAGTACATCCAACAGTGCATTGACGATTGCAGATAAGATTCGAATACCGCTTGCACACTCTTGCACAACACGTTATAGTTCATCCCATAGCAGCACGACACAAACCAAACGAAACACACGGAACCCTGGAGAAACCAAATGACCTACTTCGCTAACCCCTACGACACTACGACCAATGGTTTTTACTTCGAGTCCTTCGAAGAGTACGCAGAGAAAGCAGCGGGATTATTAAATAGCTCGGGTTCACCTGTTGAAGAGTTCATGATTGACTACATTGATGGTGACGATGCGCAACTCTTCGAGGCGTGCAAGGTAGACCAAAGCACCCTTGAGTTCTGGTTTGACGAGGTAGAGAGCCTTGCGGATTACGAAAAGGCCGCTTTGTTCTACTTGGTCTCTGTCAATGGTCAAGACATGGACGAAGCCCTGCAAAACCGTGCGGGTCGCGTGCGCAACATTGACGCTGTTAGCCTGTTCCATGGGGAGCTGAAGGAAGCTGCAGAAGAACTGTTTGACGAGTGCTACCTGAGCGAGATTCCTGAGCACGTTCAGCCGTACATTGATTACGATGCGTTCGCCCGTGACCTGGAGTGCAACGGGGACATGTACGAATTCGAGTTCAATGGGGAAACCTGGACGTGCACCAACGCTAATTCGTAATCCAACCTGCACAACACACAATAGAACAGGTCGAAACCCTCTAGGATACATGAGGGTCTACGGGTAACGCCCGTACTGAAGAGACCACAGCTGCACCCAACAATCACTTAGGTAGACCATGTTCACCAATAGCTTATTACACACGGCAAGTTGGGTTATCCGCGAGAAAGAAACCAAGAAGGTCATTTGCGAAACCTTCAGCCGCCGAATGATTGACTCCCTGAACACACTTAAGTATGAAGCTGTGCCGATCCTTGAGTATCTTCAGGAATTCAATAGGAGCGTTGCATGTTCATCCTAGTCCATCGTTTCACCGGCAAAGCGTTATTACGGTTCCCCACACTGGAGGAAGCCCTAACGGCCCTCCAAGACGCTGCGGTCCCTGAACTGTTCTACATCTCCAACACTGTACGCAATCACTGAGGTGCGCCATGCATGACAACCCTAAAGAACTAACCCGTGTTGGTCTGGGCGAGTACCTGCTAGCCGTATACACACAGCACCGTGAGCACCATGAGAAAGGGTTTGATGCGATGGTAGACCTGTTCGCCTCTGATCCATTCTACAGGGGCCATCTGATAGCTAAACGATACAAAGAACTCAACAATAAATGAGACCCTCAGTACGCCCAGTAACCCAAGCGCTCGAAGCATACTCGCGGGCAATCAATCCAACGCCTACACTGATCCATGATCTAACCAGGGCACTAGCTGAGGAACTAGCGAAGACCCTTCAGGGGACCGTAGAGATACGACTACCTGGGAACATTCGAATCCTAAGAACACATAAGGTGACCAAATGACAACTGCTGCTACAGCACTCATAAAGGGAAACGGGCGATTCGACCTATTCTCGTTTGAGGACAATGGGGATAGTTTCTCTGTGTTCGTCAAGCAATCTAATGGCGAACTGTACACAGGGAAGGTCTCTATCTACATCAAAGCAAACAGCGAGCGAGCACAGCGCATAGGGTTCCATCACGATACGGTATCTCTCGCGGAGCTAGAGAGCTATGTGAGAGAGGAACTCCTGGATCATGAAGACTGACGTACAGCGCTCAAACGAGAAAGCCTAGGGATTCCCCTGGGTTTTGTCGTTTGGGTTACATTACGTGCGTATTACCTACCACAATAATTGACCTAACAAGTAAATAGAACATGAAAACTATTCTCATTACCTTGGTAACCCTTGGTTCCCTCTCGGGCCTCTCTGCATGCTCTGGTCCCATGACATCTCAACAGGCCCAAGCGTGGTCTGAGGCTCTCGGGAGCATGAGTAACACAGTGGGCGCCGCTAGGACCCAGTATCAGCCGCAGTACCAGACGGCCCCGAGCTACACCTGTAGGAACTATGGGTCATTCACGAACTGTAACCCGAGCTAACCTGACCGCATGCAAACTACAGAACCTTAGGTAACCCCTAGGGTTTTGGCGCTTGTGTGTACGCTTTCTGTACATCCTGAGGGAAACCAAGGGAGGCACAGACACGCCAGTAGCGCAGCTATGCTCCGCAAGTATGGGTCCTAGGTCACCGTATGATGCCAGGAACCGCTCGGAGACCTAGGGAGCTACATGGGTAGCCTGAGGCTCCCGAACCGCTCAAAAGCGCTGTATTCGGGTCCTATAGGGGGTGCATGGAGGGAAAGCTATGGAATTCTTGCTATCCGGGAGCTTGTTGGCTATGGTGCGCGACCTTCAGCCTAGGCGTTTCTATACCGGTTTTGGGATAGATGAGGTGAGAAACGAGGTGTTTTTGGGGATTTGGAGACGCTCAGAACGAGCAGATGGAGAGGCTGTAGGGATGTTGGGGTATGGAGTTACCCAAAATTTGTTTCAGGTTTCCATTTAATCCGGTTTTTTCTAAAATCGGCCAGCCGTTCCAGATAAAGACCTTCCAGGAAATTTGCTCAAATCTGAGTGTGCCCTGTCGGACCCCAAAGGGAGAGAGAGGAGAGAGACCAATGAGGCTCCCCAACAAGGCACGCTCAGATTCCCCTGATCACAGGGAATCGAGACTCAAACATTGCGTTTAAGATTTCGGGTAGAACTTGCTACTCATTAGGCCGAGTATGGTTCCCGCTTCCCACGGGAATCGCTAGGTTATCTCAGGGCACGTCTCGTCCCCGGTCACTAGACTCACTGCAACTACTGACAAGCCTCGCACTCACCCTTGGCAGCCTGAACGCCCGCCTGGGTATAAATGTAGTAAAGCGCAAGGATGTTCTCATCGAGAAACGCCTGCTGATGGATCTTTGCGATATACGCTTCGTCCTCATCTGCTGCAAAGAACAGGTTCACCGATTGCCACTGGTCTACGAACTTACCGCGAGTAGCAGCCATGCGGAGCACAGCGTCCATGTTGATTTCGAAGGCAGTCTTGAAGACAGCTTTCTCGTGCTCATCGAGCCACTCAACGTGTTGGACACTGCCCTGCTTGTCTGCGATCTCCGAAACAGTCTTTTGGTTATAGACACCTCGGGCCTTCATGATCCCAAGGAGGATCGGATTGATACGGTCCATCTCACCAGCGGCGCCACTAGCCGTGAAGACCATGGCAGGGTCCGGGTTGATCCCCTCAGACACTCCACCCATAAGGTTCGCTGTGCTCTTTGTGGGAGCGATAGCGATACGATGGGTGTTGCGCACACCATAGCCCTTGCACCACTCGGGTTCCCCTAGGACCTCAGCCATTGCTTCGGAGGCCACAAGGCTCTCTTCGTCAATGTGCCTAGCGATCTCTAGGTTCGTCATGTGGGCCGCAAAGCCCTCGAAGGGAATTGAGTTCTGCTGTAGGTACGTGTGGAAACCACACTGACCCAAGCCCAACGCTCTGCCCTTCTCGGTGAACCTAACGGCACCCTCGAGACCAGGGATTACCTTGGCCTTCTGGATGAATTCCTCAGCGACACAATCGAGGAACCAAGTGGCCCAATAGACAGCCTGGGTATCCTTCCATTCATCGTATCGGGCAACATTCATCGAACTCAGCACGCAAGTGAAAGTGTGGTCAGCATCATTAAAGAGCATGATTTCACTGCACAGGTTGCTATTGTTGATCTTGAGGCCATGGTCCTCGTACATCGGGGGACGATGGCGGTTCGCCTTGTCTACGAAGAAGAAGTAACCCTTGCCGTGGACCATCTTCAGCTTGAGCATCTTCTGGAAACGGCGAGTTGCCTCAGGGTCCCCTTGGTTCAACAGGGCCACATACTCATCATTCACTACCCATCCGATATTGGCATCATCAGGGTTGTTGTAGATAAAGTCAGCGACCTCATCGAAGTCCCCATGCATCACAGGCAGATAGCCAGCATAAGCACCCCGACGAGCAGTACCTTGAGCCACATCACGCATGTCGCGGATAAGGCCAGTAAACACAGGAAGTACACCGGAAGCTTTACCGCCAACGCTAATGGGAGTTCCACGCGGTCGAATGTCACCCAGGTATCCAGAGGTACCAAAGCCATTCTTGGTGAGCATAGCCGTCTCAAGACGGTGTGTGTAGAAGCCATGGATGCTATCGTCAATCTTGCCACCCGAGCACGACACAGGGAGACCACGGTCGGTACCCATGTTAGCAAGGATAGGGGTCGATGGGGACAACCAGCCGTTCCAGAGAAGCTTGAAGAACCAGTCGTAGCCTTCAGGCTGCATTTCTTCAGGCAGATGCTTTGCGGCAGTAGCTGCGATACGCTCGAATTGACCACGTACTGAACGGCCCTTCGTGTCGTACTCGTACTTGTCCTTGAACATCTGGTAGCCCGAAGTCGAATACCACTCGGGTACGAGACCATCAGCCTGGAGTTGCTTGCGTTCCTCGCTCAGTTGTTCGTACAGATTCATGCCGGGAGGTCCCATGTGAATGCTTCCTCACTCCAGGACCTGTGATATTGCGACCCCATGCCGGAAAAGAAATCGTTAAAGGTATAGCTGTTGATGGCCTTGTAAAAGGTCTCAGCAATCGGATTGGCACCAGTCTCAGCCAACTTAGCGTATCCAAGGGTCTCGAGGACCGCGTTGATACGAGACATGACGAACGTTTTAAGTTGTTCTGCGTTGATCCCCTCGATCAGCCCTTGCTCGAAGATCATGTCAACGATACGACACTCATGGGCGTAAAGGTTCTCAGCCATCTCGTAGATACGCGCCTGGAGTGACGCACGGTCCTCAGCGGACGGCGCAGACTCCTCGAGGAGCTTCTTGAAGACCCAAGCACCTGCCATGCTGTGTAGGTTCTCATCACGGACCGAGAAGTTAATTCCACGGACCAGATTCAGGAGCTTGTTCTTTCCTTGCTG